CTCGCGCAAGAGTACCTGCCACTGACAACCGAGCCCGAAAGCGGGCCCGCAGAAACCCGCGATTTATTTGTTGACGCCCGCGAGCAGGGCTGATATAGGTAGATACAGCATGGCTGACCAGACACACACGAACACACGCCCCGACTCGCCGGTCCACTGCGCCTTTCGCGCATCTGGTCAGCCCCGGCGGGAAGGGGCATCTTCAGGAGGAAGTGATGACTGGTAAATCACAGGTAGCAGAATTGCCCGCAACGCCGGACGCGCTCATGCGTCTGGCTGTGGAGACGGGCGCAGACGTGGAGCGGTTGGACAAGCTGATGCAGTTGCAGGAGCGGTGGCAGGCGGGACAGGCGCGCCAAGCGTTCCTTGCCGCACTGGCAGACTTCCAACGGGATTGCCCCGCGTTGCCCAAGACGAAGGAAGTCAAGAAGCGTGACGGCGGACTACTCTACAAGTTCGCGCCGTTGCCAGAGATATGCGCGACTATCAGCGCGACCGAGCACACGTGCGGCTTCACGCACAGGTTCGACCAGGAGGACCACGAGAACGGCGCCGTGACCGTCAAGTGTATCATCGCGCACCGGGCCGGCCACGCGGAAACGACGAGCGTGACAATCCCGCCGACGAAGGGGCAGAACACGAACGAGGCGCAGAACAAGGGCATAATGATCAGTTACGGGCGTCGGTATGCGCTCTGCGGGGCATACGGCATGGTGACTGGCGACCCCGACACAGACGGCAACGTGCCGCCCGAGATGATAAGCGCGGATCAGGCGGTGGAGTTCGCGGAGTTGGCCGAACAGACGGGCACGGACCTTGGGCCGATACTCGCGTGGATGGGGTGTGATTCGTGCGAGACGATGCCAGCGGGGCCGAAGTACGAACAGGCCGTTGCCAAACTCCGCAAGCTGTCGGGGCCTGATGCCGATCCGGATGTCGAACAAGAGCTGTTTGACAACAAGCCGAGGCCGATAGAATGACGCCGCGTTTGTTCGATCCGCCCACCGAAACCAAGATGGGCGCGCATGCCCTCGTGCTGGACATTGAGCAGGGGAGCCCTGAGTGGCTGACGGCACGGTGCGGGATACCGACCGCCTCACGGTTCGATGAGATCGTCACATCCGCAGGCAAGCCGACAAGCGGCGAGAAGCGGCACAGCTATGTCTGCGAACTGGTCGGTGAATTGATAGGCGGCACGACCACGGAGCATTTCCAGACGGCGGCAATGGAGCACGGCCGCAACATGGAGCCTAAGGCGAGGGGGTGGTATCAGATGACGACGAGCCGCACGGTTGAGCAGGTGGGGTTTGTGATGCACGACTCGCGGCAATGGGGTGCTTCGCCGGACGGCCTCGTGGGCGATGACTCAGGCATAGAAATAAAGTCCCCCTGGCGCAAAGGATTCATCAAGGCATTGCTCGACAAGCGCGCCCTGCCGCTTGCGTACACCGTGCAGGTCCAAGCTGAAATGTGGGTATGCGAACGGCAGACATGGGATTTCGTGCTCTACAGCGAGGATCACAACCTGCTCCCGGTGATTGTGCCTGTCGGGGCAGACGCGAAACTGCATGCGGCCTTTGATGAGTTGATCCCGGCCTTTGTGGAAGAACTGACGGCGGCGCATGACCGCGCACTGGAGAGGATGCAATGAGCGACTACGAAGAACGAGACATGAGCGGCACGCTGTTCCCGAACGACAAGGGCGACAACGACAAGCGCCCTGACATGCGAGGGACGGTGACGATTGCGGGCAAGCAATGGGAGCTGGCCGCGTGGACGAAGCAGGGGCGCAAGGGCAAGTTCCTGAGCCTGTCTGTGCAAGAGCCGCGCGAGCGCGAGGCCAAGCCGGATGACGCGCCGCCCAGCGACGACGCCGAAGGGAGCATGCCCTTCTGATGACTGACACCACCCAACTCCCCCAAACCCGTTGCCAGGACTGCGGCGGCCTGTTCGACGCCCGCATGACGTGCATGCAGAGCCTGTTCGAGCAGGGGCACTGGACGTGCGTGGTCCGTTGCGACTCCTGCGCGGACGCGGCGAGCGAGCGGGCGTGGGCGGAACGGTTGCGGCGGGGGAAGTTTACTCGCGGGAAAAGCGGCCCACACAGGAAAGGAGCGGGGGATGAAACTGGCTGAGATAGCACAAGGCATCACGGCGCACCTGAAGAGGTTTGAGGCTGATCCTATCATCAATAAGATGAACGAAAAGTATAAGACCAGCCCGTTCTATTGGCCGAGCGCATGCGACAGCGGCCCGCGCATTTTTGTCTCATACGTCAGCTACCAAGGACATAGTAGTCTCAAGAAGGCCGAGGCACTGTCCTACCTTGAATGGTTGGACGCAGGCAACGTTGGGCGGCACTATGAGGCCCTCCGCTGGATGTGCGAGGAGTGCTGGGCGTGGAATGACGCGAGCGATGAGCACGTCTGCCACCAGTGCGAACGGCCCAAGCACGACCACAACACACGGCCGCAGGGCGCGGCGGAGGGGGCGGGGGCGGAAGGCGATGAAAGGAGCGGGGGATGAAGATAGGAATCAGGCTATATAAGAGCGGGGATAGCATGGCTATCCAAACGGACTGTTCTAATGAGCAGGAGTTCGTGGAAATGTTCACTGAGCTTCTTGGCGGGATGGTTCAGGAACAGCGGTATGAGGGCGACTGGGAATTCCAGTTGAGCTATTGGTTGCCACAATTCGTGGACCTATGTTGCGCCTATCGCGGCTACAAGGCAGACGTGGAGAAGCAAACCATGATGACTGTTGGTTCTCGGATTGTTCCAGACAAACCATCCCATGAAATAAGTCGCCAAAAAACAGAGACCGATGCTTGACGGGGGCGGGCGAGTGTGCTACCGTAGGCAGTGAGAGATCGGGGAAAGATGGATGCAACACTCTGAGACAACGATAAATACCCGCGTCAGGACCAACCTCACCGTTGTGTCCATCCGGTCTCTCACCGGGCGCGGGTTTCTTCTTTGGGCGCGGCACGTTCGCGCCGCCAGGAGTCTGGCATGAGCGACAATAGCAAAATCGAATGGTGCGATGCCACATGGCGTAGGTTCTGGACGAGCATTCGCCCGCGGCCCGATAACGGATGTTGGATGTGGACGCGCGGGTGCTTCTCGTCTGGCTACGGCCAATTCAGGTTACGTCATAAAAAGTGGCGCACCCATAGGTTGATGTGGCTCACAATTCATGGCTCGATCCCAGATGGTATGTGCGTCTGCCATACATGCGACAACCCGGCGTGTGTTAATCCGGCCCACCTATTCATTGGCACCCACGCTGATAACGCGAGAGACAGAGAGCGCAAGGGGCGGCATCCGCATGGCCCCAATCCAAAACATGGGCGTCCCGGCGCGAGCAATCCGGCCGCCAAAATGACCGAGGGAGAAGTGGTTGAGCTGCGATACCGTCGGCATAAACACCATGCGACCTATCGCGCATTAGCCGCACGGTTCTGCATAAGCCCATCGCAAGTGGCCAATATCGTCAAGGGGAGATCATGGCAGACAACACAAAGATAGAATGGTGTGATGCTACGTGGTCGCCTATCACCGGATGCACGCGCATCAGCGAAGGGTGCGCGAACTGCTACGCCGAACGGATGACGGCCCGCAATATGTGGGGCTATGACTTCACGCCGGGCACGTTTCATCCCCACAGGCTAGATCAGCCGTTGCGATGGAAGAAACCACGGCGCATATTCGTGTCGAGCATGGGCGACTTGTTTCATGGTCAGATTCACGATGACGGCGGGTGCTCTTTATCTATGCCGTCCTATGCGTGGGATGAGATTCTTGACGTGGTTGACGCATGTCCACGCCACACATTCATCATGCTGACCAAGCGGGCCGACGTAATGGATGTGGTGATGGACCAAACGCGCGAGGCGGCATCGTGCGTGGGGCAGCTGGAGGTTATCCCGAACGTATGGCTTGGCGTCACTGCCGAGAATCAGAAGCGAGCCGACGAACGCGTCCCGATCCTGCTACAGATACCAGCCGCACAGCGATTCGTCAGCGTAGAGCCCATGCTAGGCCCGGTGAAGTGGCTGAACATCCCGCCGCACATGCCGTCATGGGTCATCTGCGGAGCCGAGACAGGCCCCGGCAAGCGCCACATGGACCTCGACTGGGCACGCGACCTACGCGACCAGTGTATCGCCGCCCATGTGCCATTCTTCTTCAAGAAGGACAGTGACGGCAACAGCGCGCTTGACGGGCGAGAGTGGAAACAGTTCCCCGCCCTCCGCGCCAAGGGCGTCGAGCCGGGGCGGGGGGACAACACACGGCCGCAGGGCGCGGCGGAGGGGGCGGGATGAAATGAAATACCT